TATTTCAACGGCACCCGCGTCCCCTCCAGTATTTGCCGGATTACCCGGATATCGCCCTGCATGCCGCCGATCTGCCGCTCCAGTTCCTTCTCGGCTACCTTCCGGGCCGCGATCTCCTGCTCCAGGGTCGTGATCCGGACATTGTAGAGCTCGTCGGTGGTCGTGAGGCGGCCATAGGCCATGGTGACGGTCACCAGCATGACCGCCATGGATACGAGGGTGGTGAAGATTGAAACTGCATTACCGATGGTGATCTCGTTTTTGGTCTCGACCGGGCGCATGTGACCCTCCATCCCCGTCATTTCTTCCCCCGGGCGTTCTTGGCTTCCCAGCCGCAGGTCTGAGCCCCGTGGCGGTTGTGCGTGAGGATTTCCGTCACGAGGCGGTCGCTCATGGTGCCCATGTCCCCGGCTGTCGGATGGATCGCGCGCCAGCCGTCGCAGGCCGAACCGCTAGTCGTCTGACAGCCAGCGACGAAGCTCATCACGACGAGCAGCCCGATCCATGCGAGACACGTTTTCATCGGTTGCAATCCTGTTGCGGAGATTGGAGAGCGATTGCTGAAGCTGCTTGGCCTGCTCGGAGGCGGCCCCCTTTCGAGCGGCGCTCCACAGGGCGAGGCCGAGGGCGGCCGCGGAGATCAGCACCAGGGCGAGCGCCCGGCCGACCCTGCTGCCGATCAGCCATGCGAGGACCGCCGTCATTGGGCACCCTTGGGCGGGGCATTCGGAACCCGGTAGACGCCCCATGCGATCAGCCCGTTGATGATCACGTCCGCAATCAGGTCTTCCGTCCCGTCGAGGTCGAGCCCATAGCGGCGCTTCACGAACAGAACAGCCAATCCGACGACGGCGACAATCAGCTTTCGATATTGGTTCATCGATCAGGCTTCCTTCCTGAAGATCCGCACGATCACAGCGGCGAGGGCAACAAAAAGCCCGCTTGAAGCGGGCTCGGCGGAAGGCTCGGGTGCGGGGATGTCGGGTGGTGGTGGGATGGCAGCCATCGGGTTCCCGATCATATCGAGGGCTTCAGTCTCGACGGAGAGAACGCGCCTTCTCCAGCCCTTGCCGAACACCGGCCATGTCGATAGCTTGGCGAGGTAATCGAGCCGACGCCTCATCAGTTCACGAACCACAAAGGCCGGTTCAAGCTTGTTCACGGCCTTGATTGTGGCAGGGCCGATAATCCCATCGGCCGGGACGCCAACAAGCGCCTGAAGGTACTTCGCCGCCCGCTCATTGCCGCTGTTCACGCCGAAGTCGAATACGGCTAGATCGACGCCAGCCGGAAGGTCATCGCCCTTCACGCGGTCCCAATAGAATTTGCGATAGATCTGCTTGGCCTCCACCTCAGTGAGTGCCATTACTTCGTCCCTAGTGGCAGGACGCCCGCGCCAACGGCCCAAGGTGGCGCGTGTGATGCCTCTGTTCGTGGCCCCGCCAGGATCTGCCTTGTGATCCGAAAGGCCGCCCTCGGACTTAAGGACGTGCGAAACCGCCCGTTCAAACGACGGTGCTGCCATTCTCAATACTCCAGATAAATCGGCCTAGCGCGGCCCAAGAATGCGGTCGGCTTCGGTCTCGCCCCACTGCTGGCACGGCGAAAAAGATGTGACCGGAACTCACTTCCTGAAAGTCGTCCCATGCGCGGCGGAGCCGGAGGGACTGGAGGACTATTCCGGCGCTACTCCGGTCAGGACCGCGGCGGCTCGTTCCTCGGTAATGAGACCGAGCGGAACAAGCGCCTCGATGGCGGCAACAGTGCGTGAATCATCGAGATTGATGTACTGCGCGCCGGTCGCCATCAGCAGGAAGATCTTCACGTTGATATTGGACGACTCGACGATTGCGACCTGTTCTGCAGGCGTAAGTAAGTCCATGAATTCAAGGAATGTGAACCGGCGGGGCGGCTGTGGCGAAGCATCAGGATCAGCAGCGAGCACCACCGCCTCATACTCATCGGGAACCGTCAATGTTCCCATGGCAGGGTCATCGGGGTCGGGAGAGTAGAAGATTGCGCTGGCGACCGCTGCGGGGATCTGAGCCGCTACGGCGGTGACTTGGTTTGGTGATAGTCGCAGTTCGGCCATGTGATTTACTTTCCGATAAGGACGACGCTGAGAGCCATTTGCCCAGGTTGCGTGACGCCAGAGTTCTGCTTCTGAGTGAGCGTCAGAACATTCCCTGCCGTCAGCGGCAGGATGCCCATGCCGCTGAAGAACGCGCCGAGACCCAATCCAGCTGAATTGATTGAAGCCCCCGAATTACCAATCTTCGAGACACCGTTTACGTTGATCGCAACCGAATAGGAGTATGAGCCAGCCTGCGTTGCGTAGTTGGTCCCGAGGTAAAATGAGATGAGGTAGTAACCGGTAACCCCGATCGTCATGTCTCCTGCGACGAGCGTCGTGCCAGGCAGATTGTTCACGATAGTACCGAAGCTGGTTACTTTCGTGATGACGTTATCCGGAACGTTGAAGGATGCGGCCGGCGGGGCGTATAGGCCGTATAGCGGCGACTCGCGGCTACCAGCGCTGTCTGAGCGGCTGGTCATCACGAACTTGTCAGTCGCCGCCACATAGACGACTTCGATCAGTTTGTTTGCTTGGAATTCACCGGTAGAGAGATTCGCCCCATCGGGATAAACGATGTTCTTGGCACCCGTACCGTTGACATTCAGAGTTGGAGTTGAGGTGTTGGTGCCCGAAGTGGTAAAGCGCAGCGGCGTGCCGTCGAGTTCGACAAGCGTTGCTGGCGCGGGGTCTAGGGTCAAGGTGAGTGCGTTTACTGATCCGCCAATCGGTTGGAAGTTGGGCCTTTGCGCACGCACTGCACGGATGAATTTTTTCAGGAAAGCGCTTACGTCGCCGTCGTCTAGCACGTCGTAACCAGTCTGGTCGACGATGTATTGGCCTATCATGGACGCGACAAAAGAAGACTGTCGCCACACGGTGTTGAGCTGTTCGGAATGCGCCGTGCCAGCGCTAAACCCGCTCAGGCGGGCCGCAAGCGCGCTGTAAGTTGCATAGTTGAGCACATTTGCGCCACCCGCCATTCCGAACGGGAGGATCTGATTAGTAGCCATGGGGCGAACCCTTTTTGGTGGAGAAGAGTGTTAGAACTTCTGGCCCGACGCTTTGCGTCGACCTGAGAAGGTGAAGCTCAGATCTAAGGAGATGCTGGAACCACGATTCCGGAAATGACGTCCGATGCAGCGACAGCCCAAGCGCCAACATCGAAACCACCAATATAGCTGTTATTGACATCGAAACCGAATGCCGGGGCCTCATCTAATGACGTGACCAGATAATAGGTCCGGACACCTTCCGGCTTGAGCGGAATATACCCGTTGGCAAACAGCGCGAGGGTGACAAGAGGAGGAATCATCCCGGAGATCCCGAAAACGATGCTCATGTCCTGCCGGTCTTCGACATAGATCAGAGACCCAGAGGAGGCCGGAAAAAGACCAGAAAGAGCAGCCTGAGCACCGGGGATTGTTCCGTCCCAGTGGTTGGCTGCGATCTTCGCCCGAAGAAGAAGGCGGTACGTCTCATCGTCCAGACGGGTGATCCCGCTCGCATCGTCATAGGGGCCCTTCCATGAACCCCGGTCAAAGCCGCGGAGAGGATCATCGAACGAGAAATAAAGGTTCACCAGCGGCGTCGACACAAAGCGCGTGCGGCCTACCCACTGGCCCACGATATCGAGTTGAGCGCCGACTGCCGTATCCAGATCGAACGCCGGTGAGACCGTCGCAAGCACGCTTTGTGCGCCCACGATGGGGCTGACGAGCGCCTGCACCGTCCCCGAGAATTTCGGCTTCCCCCGATGCCAGGACGTGATCAGGTCGAGATAGTCGTCCGTTGTCATAATCAGGGAACCACGGTGATGGTGACATTCGCGATCGTGGCCGTTGCCGCCTCATTGAAGGCGATTGCGAGATCCGTCAGTCCGGGCGTTCCCGCGTCGCGCGCAATCTTGATCTCTGTGATCTCGAAGGCTTCGGCCCCCGCGGCGCCGTTGAGCTGCGCCGGCAGGTAGGTGCGCGCGAGGAGGATGTCCTCACCGATAGCCCGAGAGATGGTCCAGTCGGCTAGGGTCTGCTTGATGCTGGCCTCTACGGCGGTCGTATATCCGGAGAACGCCCTCAATTTGAGGGCATATGTGATCGGGACCGTCGTCGGGCGATAGAACTTGATGACGTGAGCGATGCCGTAAACGTCTGCGACCGTCTGTGACGTGGTGCCATAGGTCCCCGCCCCAGCGCCCTTCTTGGCTGCGATAGCTCCTGCGATTGCGGAAGCATCTCCACCCTGCACGACCAGCGAGATTGAGTGGCTCGGGATGCCGTTGGCGTCGGTTACGTCCGTATCGTTCTCGTACGCTGCATGGCGTGAGACGCCAGGAAGCGACGCCACGGCCCCGATGATGCCCTCCAGAACGGTGAGCGATGGCAATGCAGTCGAAACCGTCTGGCGCTGGCGGAGCGCCGCATCCGTCTCAATGGGCGCACCGGCGACGGCCACCGAGGGATTATTGACGCTCTGCCATCCCAGGGTCGGCGTGACGATCTGGGTGACAGTTCCCGCCCCTGCAGCGATGGCGCCTGCATCCTGAGCCTGCGCCGTTACCGTAATAGATCCTCCAGGAGGGATCGTCACCGATGCCGGCAGATTCCAACGGTTCCCGCCAGTGTCCTGCGCAGCACCGTTCGTGATGGTGGTTCCCGTCTGCCCGATAATGACGAGATCCACGGTCGACTTCGATGCGACAGCGCGCTTGATGCCATTGATCTTGACAACGCGGGATAGCCCCTCGCCCTGCGCCGTGGACGGGGAGAAGGCATTATAGACGGCCACGGCCATGGCGTTCGCGTCGTTGACCGCCGCCGCGAAGATACCGAGCAGCTGGCCGTCCTGGCTGTCGTTCTCAAGATAGACGTCCTGGCCGTAGATCGCCCGGTAGGAGTCCTTGAGATAGGTCAGGATGTCGTTGAAGGGCGGCGCGTGGATGCCGGTGTCATCGATAGTGCAGACGGGAATGGGCATGTCAGAGCGTTCCTGTCACCACGGCGGGGCCGTAGCTCGTCTCAATGTTCGCCTGCGCGGCGAAAGCGCGGGTGTCGCGGTTGACCTGCGAGGCATAGGTCGAAATCGAGGAAACGCCCTGTGTCCCGAGGATGCGAGCCCGGATGACGGGATCACGGGTCGCCTCGGTGTGCTTGCCGAGCACCTTGGTTTTCCAGGGTGTTCCGTCCGATGTGTCGAGAAACCATTCCCCGAGATAGAGTTGGAGGCGGGTCATGCAGGCCTGCGCCGGGGCCTCCGGTACGTCGCGAAAGAATGCGGCCTGATCCCCCCCAAAAACCATGTCTCCGGAGGCATCCAGTTTTCGATAGCGCATAGGGTTAGTTCCGAGAAAAAACGTTGGGCGAGCCGGCTGTGATCACCGCACCGCAGGAACACTGGCTGCCGACACGCGCCACGTCCTTGCCGCCATCCTTCCAGTTGGGGTTTCCGTCAATGATTAGGACGAGGCCATGAATGACGCAGTTCGCCTTATCGCCAACCCGCGCCACTGCAATTCCGTTCGCCATCAGGACAGAAGAACCCTCGGCAACCGCTCCACCATGAGAGATTGAGTCGCCAATCCGTGCTACCGGCTGAGCCATTGCTTACCCCATGTAGATCTTGCCGCCTGCCCCGGGTACGACCGTGACATTCCCGCTCATATCCATTGAGAAGGATGCGGTATCGCGTTGCAGCTTGACCCCGTTGATCCCTACTTCCACAAAGTTCTTGCCGTCGTCGGAGCGCAGCTGGACAGAGTTTGTGCTGGCGTTCTGAAGTGCTCGGGGCGTGGAGCGGAATCCTACCAGGACCATGGCATCGGATAGATCATGGGTCCGGGCATCTGTCTGTTGCTGGATTCCCCCGGATTGGTGCCATGCATCGATCGAACGGGATGAAATGATCGCCAGCCCTTCGTCCCCTTGAGCAATAGGGAAAGTCATCGTATGGCCGCCGCCGGCAGGGAAATGGACCGGGGCGTCATTGAGCAACGGCAACGTGACGCTCTCCTGCGTCCCATCTGGCTTGCGGACCATGGCCTTGATGGTTGGCTGGGCGACGACCGTACCTTTCGCTGGGTCGTAGCTCTGAATCGTGATCGGGACCGCCGTCCACAGATTGGAGAGCGCGCCCTCAATGGCAGAGCGGATGGCTTCCTCATGGTCGTCAAATCGTTCGCGGGCGTCCATGCATCACTCCTGCAGCGAGATCCCGCGATTGACGAGCGAGAGCGGGATGGGCCCTTGGCCGTCCGCTCGAATGCATGTCAGGTCGGAATACCAGGGGCCGCCGCGGTTATCGCCCTGGTGGTTGATGATCAGAACCTTGTAGAGCCCATCATCCGCCAAGGTGGGGATCTGGCTGTTCGCAACATCCCCGGTATAGGAGGGGTCAAGCCGCTGCTGCTGAACCGACGCCTGGTCGATCTTCACTTTCGACCCTGGCTTGATCTTCGCGTTCAGTAGGCAGCGCACCACAATGCCGTCGATGGTCTGGACAGGAAGACCGATCATGCCGGTTCGAGAATTCAGGACGAAAGCCTTCCCGGCGAGGCTCTCGCTATTCTTTACGATCTGCATCTTGCCGTTCTGGATGGACCAGCTCGTCCGGGTCGAGAAGGCGACGCTCCGGAGGATATCTCGCGCCATCCCGAACAGGACGCGGCCGCGCGGCGCCTTGGCGCTCCCCAGATCTGCGATGAACCCCGCCGTGATGCCGTAGGCCTTCATGGCTTCAAGT